ATGCAATTGTTTGATGTGTCGTGACCCCAAGGTGCCTGGAGAAATCAAAGGACACTCGTATGCCACAGTTTATCGACGTTTCAAGCGTTCCAGACCATGCTTTCGACCATGGCATCGAGGCGATGTACAAGGCGATCGGTGAAGGTGGTGACGATGGTGCCTGGCGCCCGCATGAGTCGCCATTTGTCCGTGAGCTGATCGAACGTTTTACCCAGCGCGGCCTGTTGCAGATTCACGGTGTGCAGACCGAGCTGGACGAGTGGATCAAGGGTGAGCACTTCCGACCAGGCGCCGAGGTGCCGTCTGCCTTCGCTGGTGGGATCCTGAAGTGGACGCCCGACGAGCTGCGATTGGCGAAACTCTACCTGGAGTCGATTCCCCCTGCCCACTTCAGCATTGACGACTGGTCGCTATTGGTCGACTACATTGCTCAGCGCTATCTGCCGCCGGAGTTCGCACGTAGTGCGGCTGAATGGATGGCGACCAAGTCGACAATCATGGGCAAGGTGCAGGAAGCCAAGCCGGATCTGGAAGCCGGCGCGGTGGCGGTGCTGTTGCCGAAGGTTCCGGAGACGGTGACCAGTGCCGACGCCATGTTCGGGCTCAATCGTTCCGAGCGGGCGATCATGGATTTCGGCCAGGCGCGCTGTGCTGAAAACATCACTGGATTGACTGACGGTCTGCGCCACCGGATCAAGCGGGTGATCCTGGCGCATCAGGAGGCTGAATTTATCGGCGACTCCGCTGCGACCGCGTCCAGCCTGCAAACCAAGTTGCTCGATGAGTTCGGTCCATTGAATCGCGACTGGCGCCGTATCGCCATGACCGAGGCGGCAGAAAACTCGAATCAGGGGTTTATCGCGGCACTCGACCCTGGAACCATGGTGCGACGTCAGGAACGCTATCAGGGGGCTTGCGCCTTCTGCCGCAAGATCGACGGCAACGAGTTCAAGGTCGTCGATCCGGCGCAGAAGATCAAGGATCCGGAAACCCAGGTGTGGGTGGGTAAAACCAACATCGGTCGGTCCGCCGCGCCCATGAAGCGCGTCAACGGCGTGCTGATGCCGCGAAACGCCGCTGAGCTGTGGTGGCCCGCTGCTGGGGTGCAGCATCCGCACTGCCGTGGGATCTGGATCATCATCAAACAGCGCGAAAAGGCCGGTGACGCGAAGTTCAGCGCCTGGCTCGACGAGAAACTGAAAGCACCGGAGCGAAAAACGGATGAGTAGAATGGCGCTGATCTTTGGCGATTTCAAAATGCCCGCGCAGAACCCCGCGTCGGCGATGGTCGAAACCTTGAGTTCCACCGGCGGCAGCGTGCAGGCCGAAGGCGATACGACAAAACTCAAGTTCGCCGGCTTCAACCTGGTGATCGAGAACCCGGCTGGCACCATTCGCGAAGGCGTCGATGAAACTGGCAAGGCATGGCGTACCGAATTCGCTCACGCCTATGGCGAGATCACCGGCAGCCTCGGCGTCGATGGCGACCCGGTGGACGTTTACGTGGGGCCTGACGAAGGCGCAAGTGAGGTCTACATCGTCCGCCAGATGAAGCGCAAGCAGTGGGACCAGTTCGATGAGGACAAGTGCTTCATCGGCTTCGCGAGCATGGAGGAGGCGAAGTCGGCCTACCTCAACCACTACGATGATCCGAGGTTCTTCGGCGGCATTATCGCTATGCCGATCGAGGAATTCAGGACCAAGGTCTACGCGACCAAGCATGCCCCGCAGATGATCAAGGCGCTGATCGTGTATCGCCGCGATTGACCTAACCCCTTCGTGACGGCACCATCCCGCAACAAATCGGACTGGTGCCCTCATGCTGCTTATTCTGTTCAAAGACCTTCTCAAAGCCCAGCAGCTTGGCCTATTCGCCAGTCCAACGCTGGTTGGCCCGCATGTCCGCAAGGATGGCACACTGGTCAACGCGCATATCCGGGTGGTGAAGAAGCGCCCGACCGTTCCGCTGAAAGGCCGCATTACCTCCGCACCGCGCCCGCATACGCCTGATCTGTTCGCCACGCATGATGAGCCGGTGGTGATCGGCCAGACGCGTGATTTGTTCGACGCCGCACCAGCGCCCCGAGCTGCTCAAGCGGACCTGTTCGCTCCCACAGTGGAAGCCCCTAAACCTAAGGCGCCTGAGGTCAAAACCCCTGAGCCCGCTCCCACAGCAGCGAACGACGTAAAGTGGTTCGGCACACAGGAAAAAGCAGACGCCTGGATTGGTAAAAAGAAACTGTCGGACACGCATGAAGTGGTCGCGGTCGGTCGTCGCTTCGAGATCCATCCGGTGGCAACCGTCAAGCAATCCTTGCCTGTTGCCCCAGTTGTCAACTCGCAGATGACAACTGAAGTGACAACCGCTCGCCAGCCGGGCATCAATTACGACGGCCACTTCTCCCCTTCTTCTATTGCACCGTTCGGCGTGAGCGCTGGCGTGACCAAGGGCGAACGGATCCGCATCAATGGCGAGGCCCGATCACTGATCAATCGCGGCGGCCCATTCAGCGACGACGAGCGCGCAACCTTGAGCCAGTACAGCGGCAACGGTGGCGTGGGCGACAGCTTGAACGAGTTCTACACGGATACGCGTGTGGCCGCGGGCATGTGGAAGGTGCTGCATGACCTGGGGCTTCCTGAAGGGTCGACCGTGCTGGAGCCGTCCGCGGCCACCGGCGTGTTCATGCACACCGCGCCCGATGGCGTGAAAGTCGTCGGTGTCGAACTGGACGGGATCAGTTCCAGGATTGCCCGAGCGCTGCACGGCGCTGACCACGAAGTGAACAATGCCAGCCTCGAGCGCTTCGCGACGCAAGACGATCGCCAGTTCGACGCTGTCATTGGTAACCCGCCGTTTGGTCTGCGCGGCTCGCTGATCAAGGACGACAAACCGCACCTGGCCACCGCCGAGCAATACTTCATCGACACGGCGCTCGATAAGACCAAGGCTGGTGGCGTGGTCGCCCTGATCTTGCCGTCGGGTGTGATGGACTCGAAAACCGGCCGGGCTTTCCGCCAAACCATTTTGACCAAGGGCGAGTTCATCGGCGCCCAGCGCATGCCCAACACCGCGTTCGAGCACGCGCACACCGGCGTGACCACCGACGTGCTGTATCTGCGCAAGCGTCCGGATGACGTGGCCATGGCGCTGGGCACGCTGAATGCTGACCAGCTGCGCGAGCTCGGTGTGCTGAATGACGAATTCCTGGCCGGGTCCTACTTCACCGGTACCGGCGCCGAAAACGTGCTGGGCACCATGACCGAAGGCTGGCGCGCCAAGGCCGGGATGGGCAACGACATTACCGTCGAGGGATCGATGCAGGGCGTGCCTGAGGCGATCGCCGCATTCAAGCCGGCGCCGGTAGCTGTTGGCCCGAGCATGGACGATGTGCTGGCGGTGCTTCCCGAAGGCCAGGCGCGTGACCGTGCGTTGTCTGCCGCTGGCAAGAAGGCCTATGCGGAGCCGCGTGTGGGCGATACCAAGGTGGTCGACGGCGTGACCTACGTCCTGCAGGGTGATCCACCGCGCTGGAATCGCATGGATGATTTGATGCAGAAACCGTCAGTGGCAGATGCTTTGCCGCTGGCTGAGGACATTGATCGGCTGATGAATGGGCAAGCGGTAGATCGTCCAGCCCTCGAAGCGGCGGTGAATGCCTATGTCGAGGCTTACGGGATCCCGTCGAAGAACAAAGACCTGATGATGGCGGCCGGCTCCGACAAGAAGCTGTACCGCCTGGTGGGCGCGATCAAGCCGGACGGTTCGCTGTCTGACGTGGTGACCGGCTCGACACGCAAGCAGGAAGGCACGCTGGATGGCGCCGCCCAGGCCCTGGCTGTGGAACACGGTACCTTCACGCCGGCCGAGCTGGCCGAACGCTGGGGCAAGGGTGACGCTGATGAGGCGTTGGACCACCTGTACGCCTCGAAGTCCTACGCCTTGCTGCCCGATGGTAACTGGACCACCACTGACGCCTACCTGTCTGGTGAGTTGTGGCCGAAGTTGGACGCCGCCCGGGCCGCCACGCTGAACGGAGACCTAAGCCCGATCGACCGTGCCAAGTTCGAACAGCAGGCGCAGCAGTTGGAAGCGGTGATTGACCCGGCCTCGATCGATGACGTGGATATCGCCGTCAACCAGGCATGGATCCCGCTGTCGATCATCAGCGAGTACTTCACCGACAAGAACGCCAACGGCAACGAGTGGACCAAGAAACTTGCTCCGGTCGAAGTGACCTATGCCGACGGCATCTATACCGTGACGGGTGGCAACGAGTACGGCGAAACCAAACTGCTCGACACCTACCTCAACCGCACCGGCGTACGCAAAGACGACAAGGCCACGCTCGAGGCGATGAATCGCGACTTCAAAACCTGGGCCCTGACGTCTGGTCACCGCGACGAACTGGAAGACCTGTACAACCGCAAGTTCCGTGGCTTTGCCGAGCGCACCTATTCCGAAACGCCGTTCGAGATCCCCGGCCTGAATGCTGAAGGCCTGAAGACGTACCAATATTCCGGCCTGCGCTGGGCGATGGACGCCGGCAAGGGCATCATTGCCGCGGACGTCGGTCTGGGTAAGACGGCGCGCGGCCTGATCCTGGCGAAGATGGCCAAGGCCGATGGGAAGGCTGAGCGCCCGATGATCGTGGTGCCGAAATCGGTCCTGGCCAACTGGTATGCCGAGGCTGAAAAGTGGTTCCCGGGTTCGCGTGTGCTGACGATCGGCGAGAGCTATTCGCGTGATGAAGACGGCAAACTGATCGGCAAGCAGGACACCGTGGCCGAGCGCAAGCGCAAATACCACGACATGACCCAGAACGATTATGACTTCATCCTGATCAGCCAGCCGGCGTTCGAGGAGGTCGACGTATCGCCCGAGCTGAAGAACAACTACCTGGCCGATGACTTCTGGGTGCAGCGCGGCGACAAACTGGGCAACGCAGGCGACAAGCGCATCAAGAAGGTTCGCGAAGCCTACGAGCAGTCGGTCGCCGGCCGTGAGTTCCAGGATCGCACCGACGCGATCAGCTTCGAGGACCTGGGCGTCGACATGCTCATCCTGGATGAGGGGCACGCCTACAAGAACCTGTATGCAGCGCGCAACCGCTTCGGCGAAACCCCCAAGTTTCTTGGTGGCCAGGGCCAGTCGAACCGCGCGTTCGATATGTCGTTCAAAACCCGCTACATCCGGGACAACAACGACGGCAAGAACGTATTCACCCTGACGGCCACGCCGACCAAAAACAGCCCGCTGGAAATTTACAGCATGCTGTCCTACGTCGCGCCGGAGGCCTTCGAAAAGATCGGGATCCGGAACAGCGAAGACTTCCTCGATCGCTTCTGTGTGTTCACCACGGAAAACATTCTGAGCACCACCGGCGAGATCGAAGAGTCGTTGGTGACCAGCGGCTTCAAGAACATGGACGAATTGCGCGAGATCATGCGCCGCTACATCCACCGGACCACCGCTGAGGATGTCGGCCTGGTGCTG